CTAGCAAAGCTGCTACTGCTTTAGGACAATCAAAACAACAAGCTCTAGATGCTGCTGCCACATTTGCGACATTTGGCAAATCTGCTGGATTAGCTGGGAAAGACCTCGTCAAATTCTCAACCGATTTTGTGACATTAGCTGGCGATCTTGCATCATTTAATAACACAACACCAGAACAGGCAATAAATGCAATTGGTGCAGCATTGCGAGGCGAATCTGAGCCATTGCGCGCCTATGGTGTTTTGTTAAATGATGCCAGCTTACGCCAAGCTGCCTTCGAATTGGGCATTGTCAGCACAATAAATAATGCACTTACCCCACAGCAAAAAGTTTTAGCAGCACAACAACTTATTTTCGAACAAACAGGTGCAGCTCAGGGAGATTTTGCTCGTACCTCTGAAGGCTTGGCTAACAGTCAAAGAATTTTAGCAGCGCAACTTGATAACATTACTGTTCAACTTGGCACAGCTCTTTTGCCTGTAATTACGGATGTATTTGGTTTTATTGGATCAAAAGCCATACCAGCAATTCAAGCACTTGCTGAAGAAATCGGGCCGAAATTAAAGCCAATCATTGAAGGTGTCACAAAGTTTGTTAAAGAATTCTTACTGCCTGCTTTTAAAGATTGGTATGAGTTTTTATATTTAAAACTAATTCCTTTTTTAGTTACTACATTTAAACCTATTTTTGAAGGATTAAAAGACGCTTTTAATACTGTAAAAGATGCAATTGATGATAATAGGGAAGGCTTTCAGAAGTTAAAGCCAGTCATACAAGCTGTTGCAGAATTTTTAAGAGACAAAGTTGCCCCTATACTTAGCGGCGCGTTTAAAATAGCACTTCAAACATTAGGCAAAATTGTAGGCGGCCTTGTAGATGGCTTTGGTTCTTTAGCTGGGTTTATTGGCGATGCTTACAATTCATTAAACAAATTTATCAATTTAGTCAAAAACAATCCTATTGTTAAAGGTATTGGCGGCTTAATAGATAAAGCCTTTGGGGGCGGTAAAGCAACGGGCGGAGCAGTCAATTCATCACAGTCTTATTTGGTAGGTGAGCGAGGGCCAGAGCTATTTGTTCCCAATACGGGTGGGCGCATTGTCCCAAATAATTCTATGGGTAGGCAAAGTATTGTTATCAATGTCAATGCTCCTAGTGCCATAGATGAAGAAGGATTTACTAGAGCGGTAGTCCTAGCTTTAAATAATAGCAATTCTCGAACTGGCGCAGGCGCTCTGCAACTAACGGGCTTATGACAAGTTGGAATCCTACTTATCGCGTTAAGGTTGCTGGCAATACAGTTACAGGCGCAACCCTCAGCGGTCTTACAATTACCTCAGGCCGCACTGATATTTATACCCAGCCAGTTGCAGGTTATTGCAATGTGACATTGATTGAAACTGCCGAGGCACAAATACCTTATGAAATTAATGACGCAGTAACTATAGAGGTGCAAGATTCTACCGCAGCTTATGTCAATCTTTTTGGCGGCTTTATTACCGATTTAGGCATTACAGTCCAGACTTCAGGATCAACCGCAACTAGCCAGCAAATTAGAATAGTCGCAGTAGGAGCTTTAGCCAGATTAAATAGAGCTGTTTATGTTGGCAACTTTGCTCATCAATTTGATGGGGATCGAATCGAAGAACTGCTTAGCACAGTTTTATTTAACCAATGGAATGAAGTGCCAGCAGCTTCTTATTGGAGCGGTTATAATCCAACTGTCCAGTGGCAAGATGCTGAAAATACTGGATTAGGTGAAATTGATACTCCTGGGGATTATGAGCTTCACTCAGAAAACAACTTAGATGATACAGTTTATAATTTAGCCTCTAGATTTGCTACTAGCGGACTCGGATATTTATATGAGGACAATCAAGGCCGTATTGGATACGCGGACTCAACCCATAGATCTACTTATTTAGGAACTTATGGCTATGTTGATTTGGATGGAAATCACGCCATTGGCCCAGCCCTATCAATTGTCAAGCGAGCAGGGGATGTTAGAAATTCAATAACTTTAGGCTATGGAACCTCAAGTGCAAATGTCACAGATGAGGATTTAGCCTCAATTTCTGAATATGGTCTTTTAGGCGCCACAGTTGCTACAACGCTTAGGAATGTAGGGGACGCAACTAGCCAAGCAGCCTTTTATCTACTCATCCGAGCTTATCCTCAATATGCCCTTAAACAAATAACCTTCCCGATTGCTAGTAATGAAATTGACTCCTTAGATCGAGATAACTTGCTGGGGGTATTTATGGGCCAGCCTTTAAATATCATTAACCTGCCAGCCAATATGGTAGGTGGGGAGTTCCAAGGATTTGTAGAGGGTTGGACTTGGACAGCGAGCTTAAATCAGCTTAACTTGACTCTAAATGTTTCGCCTATTGCTTTTAGCTTGCAAGCCTTCCGATGGAACTCAGTCCCAGCGGTGGAAACTTGGAATACAATCAGCCCAACTTTGGACTGGCTCAACGCTACAATAGTGGCCTAAGGAGAATAAATGCCAACAACGACAAACTTCGGATGGACAACCCCAGCCGACACAGACCTAGTTAAAGATGGCGCAGCTGCCATTCGCACTTTGGGTAGCTCAATTGATACTTCATTAGTTGATCTTAAAGGTGGCACTACTGGCCAGATTTTAAGCAAAGCTTCTAATACCGATTTAGATTATACTTGGATTACTAATGATGTAGGCGATATAACCGCGGTAACTGTCACTTCACCTATTACTGGTGGTGGTTCAAGTGGATTAGTCGGTATTGCTTTTGACTACGCCGCTGGCTCAAAAGTAACTCTTAATGCACAAACTGCAACTTATACAGTCGTTTTGACAGATGCAGATCAAAAACTTGTTACGATGTCCGTTGCTGGTGCCAATGACTTTTCAATTCCAACGAATGCTAATGTTGCTTTCCCAATCGGAACGATAATAAATGTTATACAAATTGGGGCTGGCCAAACAACTATTAAAGCTGTAACTTCTGGTACTACCACCATTTCTTCAACTGGAGCAACTGCTACAGCTCCTAAATTAAGAGCTCAATTCTCGGCAGCTTCTTGCATTAAAGTTGCTACTGATACTTGGTATGTTGTTGGAGATATCAGCTAGTGAGAATTTTAGGAATTATTGCTTCAGGTATGAAAGCTCGAGCTAACGCTCTAGCGGTCGCACATAACAATAGTCCCTATATTTCAGTTTATCCTTGGTCAACTTTAGGTTTTGGAACTAAATATTCTGATCCAGCAACACTTCCTACTGGTAATGGCCAAGGCGTTGATTTTACTTCTACAGGAAAAGATATTGCAGTTAGCCATAATACTTCGCCTTGGATTTCTATCTATCCTTGGAACTTAGGCTTCGGCACAAAATATTCTAATCCAGCGACGACTCCGACAGGAATTGGCAATGGCGTAAGTTTTAGAAAAGATGATTCAGTTGTTGCCATCGGTCACGAAGTTTCGCCTTATGTGACCGCTTATCCTTGGTCGGGTTCAGGCTTTGGAACTAAATATTCTAACCCTGCTACTTTGCCAGCAAATAATTCTTATGGAATTTCTTTTTCAAGTAGCGGCGATTTAGCAGTCGCTCACGACAGCTCGCCTTATATAACTGCTTATTCTTGGTCAAGTGGTTTTGGCAGTAAATATTCAAATCCTGCTACTTTGCCACCAAATATTGCAATTGCAACCGCTTTTAGTCCAAATGGAACTTATCTTGGAGTTGCTCACGGGAGCAGTCCTTATGCAACGATTTATCCTTGGTCAAGCGGCTTTGGAACTAAATATGCAAATCCAGCCACTTTAGTTACTGGAACTGGTCGAGGAATTGATTTTAACAAAGATAATGCTCAAGTTGCCATAGCTCATTCAGACGCACCAAGAATAACCGCTTATCCTTGGTCAGGTTCAGGCTTTGGAACTAAATACAGCGACCCAGCCACTTTGCCAGCTGGTCTAGGTTTTTCAGTTGCATTTAGTTATGCAGGAACAGAAATGGCAGTTGGATGTTCAAGTAGTCCTTTTATCGTTACTTATCCTTGGTCATCTTCTGGCTTCGGCACAAAATATTCTGACCCTGCTACTCTCCCTGCCAGTTTTGGCAATGGAGTAAGATTCACATAAACGAAAGGAACGAAATGGAAGAAGTAACTCCAATAACAGCTCTTGAGGCGCGCCGCGCCGAGGTTGCTCAGTATGAGAAAAATATTGAATTGTTTGAGACAATTTTGGCATCTCTGCCAAATGAATATCCTGCAAATCTTATCCGCTTTAAAGGTGTAAAAAATCAGCACGAAGCCATTGGCGAAGTTGAGGATTTAGCTGATGTTGAATTGATTAGTAAGCTTTGGTATGCCGATGAATGTCACAAAGCTATTAGATCTGAAACTGTAGAGCTAACAAAATCTAAAGCAATTTTGGCTGTTTTAGAAGCTCAAGCTAAATAGTCTTAATGCCAAAGTTGTGCAAAGCTGGGCAACAATTACGCGAGCAATTTGATGATTCCTACCCAGAAAGAAACCGCGTATCGGATGGATGGGTCGGCGATGCTAGACACATTGGCCGTAAATCAGATCATTCTCCAGATGTCGATGGCTGGGTATTCGCTATCGATGTTACAGCTGATCTCAATGCCCACAAAGAGGAAATGCACAATATTACAGATGAAATTCGTAAGCTCGCAAAACGCGGAGACCGCCGTATTAAATACATTATTTATGATGGCCGCATTTGTAGCAGCATCCTTAATTGGAAGTGGAGAAAATACAGCGGCCCAAATCCACACCGCTCCCACGCGCATTTCTCCTTTACAACGCTTGGCAAAAATGATTCAAGGTTTTTTGAAATCCCACTACTAGGAGGAACTGAAAATGTTAAACGATCTAAAACTGGCCGCTGGAAGTTGGGTAAAGACATTCCTAGCAGCAGCCCTAGCGACTTATCTAGCAGTGGGTTGGGATGTCGATGCAATTGCCAATGCCGCTCTAGCATCAGTCTTGCCTAGCATTATCAACTGGCTCAATCCTAATTATGACCGATATGGGCATATTGAATAATGCCAGCCGCTGAATTGGCCACCTTAGTAGCTTCAGTCTTAGGCTCTATTGCCTTACTTATCGCTGGACTTCGCTACATAATTAAATTGGAGAATATTCCTATAGTGTCGCGCCTTGATAAAATGGAGTCTCAGCTAGAATTGGCCCTAGCGAAAGGGGTCAGAAATGGCAACGCGAAAGCGCGTAAATAAAAAAGTAGCAAAGCGTAAGCGCACTACTAAAGAGACACCTTTAACAAAGATTGATTTTTGGGCTATCGCCGCCAATGAAGTTTATAAGGCTTGTCGCAGAGCTGGGATGGATGAAGGCTCTTCTCTAGCTTTCGCTATGGATCGTAGCTCTTATCCTGATTGGATAATTGATACAAAAGACCCTATCAAGAATCCTCTAGATGACTTTGATGAGGATGACGACTAATTTACTTCCGCGAGGTTGAGCTATTCGAGGCTCTCAAGTCGCTTTACCCAGACTTGACGCCCTTATCAGCGACCGACCGAGCAGATGGCATTACTAGCGATTCTTATATTGAGCTAAAATGTCGTAGAACGCACTATGACCGCCTTTTAATTGAGAAGAAGAAGTGGGATTATTTGGCCGATATAAGGGTTAGGACAGGTGCTAAGACCCTTTATATCAATGCGACACCTAAGGGCATCTACCAGTTCGACTTAGGGGCTCTAATCGAGCCTGAGTGGGTTTTGAAGAGCCTGCCTATTACCACCGATTTTAACAACAAAGCCCATTCCGAGAAGTTATGCGGCTTCTTTAATATACGACTCGCCGAGCTATTGCTTGTTTAAATAGATTTAAGCAAATACATTTAACCCGTTAATCCATTTAGGGATTACAGAACGGGAGCAAAATGGTAAATAAAGTAGCTCTTATTCGATTTGATTCTCAGGCAGGGGCTTGGACTGATGAGACAAATTGGGTAAAGGGATCAATAATAAGACGATTCGCTAAAGAGCGAATGGGTAAGAAACAGCTGCGAGGCCGTTTATCAAAGGCTGAGATATCTGCATATTGGCTAGATAAATACGGGGTGAGCGCAGATGTTTCCTAATTTATCTGATACGCAAGTCTTTGCAATAACAATCGGCGTTCCATTCTTCGGCCTTTACTTATGGGCTCTTTGGAGTTCAGCCAAAGCTAAAGCCTTTAATGAAGGATATAAGAGAGGGAGAGCAAGTGTCCGATACACAGAAATCATTAAATGAATGGCTCGAAAGTGCTGGAGACACACTATTCGACAGGGGCATCGAGTATGGCGACCCGAGGCACAATTTACTACGCATTTTCAAAATCAGTAAAGCACTCGGTATTCAGCTCAGAGACCCATCTGACTTGGCAATTATTGCTATTGCGACCAAACTCTCAAGAATGGTGGAAAGTCCAGAGCGCGAAGATTCGTATCTCGATCTCATTGGATATGCCGCTATCTTGGGTCGATTACGATTTTCGAGTCCAGAAGATTGGGACGACATTGAGTCTGACTCGCAATCACAATAGCAATCAATACTGCGACTACTGCAAATATCGCTGGGGACAAAATAAAAATGGCTGGGATTTAAGAGCTACAACACCAGCAGTCTGGAAAGTCCAAAGCGAGACACCGCTTCGTAAAGCACAGGTTAGGTTCTATTGCCAGCCTTGCGCCGATGATGCACAGAACTGGCCAGATGGCACATTTTACTCATTGAAAGAACAGTTAGAAGATGCGATAAATGATTTCGCAGGGAGAGAGAAGTTAGATGTCGAATTACCTAGATGATTATGTAAGTGTTCAAGACCGATTAAAGGAGTTTATAAATGCTTATCCAGATTATAGAATCAAGACTCATATCTTGGCGGAGTCGCTTGTGGCTAATTGCGATGTCTATATCATTAAAACTGAGCTATATCGCACTGAAGCTGACTTACATCCTTGGACTACAGGTTTATCCAGCGAGTCTAAATCAAAGCAATATGCACTCGAGCTTGCGGAAACTGGAGCGTTGGGACGCGCACTTAACCTCGCTGGATACTTCGCTAAGACTAAACAAAGCCCAAAGAAGGCAATTGAAACGACTAAGCCAGCTCTTGCGGAATTCATAAAAGAACAGCGCCCTAATGATCCTGAGCCAATTGTCTGGGATGTTGCACAGATAACTAAAGAATTTGGTGCAGAGATAATTGATGAAATACCGCTTTGCGCTGGTGGCGATGGGCCAATGATTCTTAAGCAAGGCAGCAAAGAAGGCAAGGAATATAGGGGTTGGGTTTGTCCTACGCCTAAGTCCGGTCATCCTGCCAAATGGATGAGAGTTGGTTCAGATGGGCATTGGGTCTTTCAGAAATGAAGCAAGACGCTCATCCATTTAAGTGCTCAACTTGCTTAGCAGTAACGCCGCATATTGAGCTTTATCGGTATGAGACTAGTGATATACCCGAAGCGCCTGAGGAAGTATGGTTGATTGAATGTCAGCGATGCTTCCTTCAGCGCATCATCTATCCATCAGATCGCGTAGCGAGTAAAGAAGATGACATAACCCGATGCGATAAATGCGGTAATTGGAAGATGAAATCGGGTAAGTGTCGAGTATGCCGATTAGCAGCTGGTTTTGAACAAATCAGCGTAAAATACTGGACAGGCAACGCAACTATGGAAAGGCCCTACGACGATGGCAAAGCCCCACTCTATTAGATATATCCGTCAGCTAATGGAATGGGGTTTTGATAAGGAGTTTATTGCCAAAGATTGTGGCATAAATGTAAGCAGCTTAGAAGTAAGGTTAAATAGAGCAAAGAAAAGGGAGCAAGATGGGAATCAAAGAACTGAGCCTAGAACTAGCAGCGGTGAGTCTGATAGCTGATGAGGCTAAGAAGGCCAAGGATAGGCTAAGAGCTGCACTACAGACAGAGATGGACAAGATAGGTGCAGACAGAGTAAAGGCTGAATATGG